TTGTGTCTTACATTATAATAATTCAGATTCTCGTGAAGGTTTATTGGCAACTATGAATGATATATCAACATATTCTTCAGACGCCGCTGGAATTGGATTGTGTATGTCAAACTTGAGAAGTAAAGAAAGTAGAATCTCAACTTCAGGAGGTTATGCTGGTGGATTGTTAAAATATCTTAAAATTGTTAATGAATCATTAAGATTCTTTAACCAACAAGGTAGAAGACCTGGTAGTGCAGCAATTTATATTGAGCCTTGGCACAAAGATGTTATAGACCTATTAGATATTAAAAAGAATACAGGTAAAGATGAGTTAAGAGCGAGAGATTTGTTTACAGCACTTTGGATACCTGATAACTTTATGAGAGCGGTTAAAAATAATTCTGATTGGTATTTGTTCTGTCCTAATGATATTAAAAAGGCTGGACTAAAGGAACTTCAAGAATGTTATGGTGAGGAATATGAAGAAGTTTACCAAACTGCGGTATCTATGGGATTGGGTAGAAAAGTTAAGGCTCAAGATATTTGGACCAAAATTATTGAATCTCAAGTTGAAACTGGTGTTCCTTATCTATGTTCTAAAGACAGTGCTAATAGAAAGACAAATCATCAGAACATTGGGGTTATTAAACAATCAAATCTTTGTAATGAGATTTATCAATATACTGATGAAAAGACAACGGCTATTTGTACATTATCATCAATGGTTTTGAAAAACTTTATTATTGATGGTAAATTCGATTTTAAATTATTACATGAACAAGTAAGAAAAGTTGTTAGAACACTTAACAAAGTTATTGATATCAACAAATACTCAACAAGTAAAGGTGAGTATGGTGGTTTAGATCAAAGAGCAATTGCTATTGGGACTCAAGGATTGGCGGATGTTTTTTACTTAATGGATTATGTTTTCACTTCTGATGAAGCAAGACAATTGAATAAAGATATTTTTGAAACAATATATTTTGCGGCAATTACTGAAAGTATGGAATTATGTAAATCAGGTAAATACCAACCGTATAATCATTTTAAAGGTTCACCGATGTCTAAAGGTATTTTCCAATTTGATATGTGGGGACTAACTGAAAGTGATTTATTTTGGGATTGGAGTGAACTAAAAGAAAATGTTAAAAAATATGGTGTATGTAACTCATTATTTACGGCACAAATGCCTGTAGCATCTTCCGCTAAAATTACAGGTTCATATGAAATGACTGAACCAGCTCATTCGGCAATCTTTAATAGACGAGTAGTTGGTGGTGAAATTATGATTGTAAACAAATATTTGATTAGTGATTTTGAGAAAATCGGTATTTGGTCTGAAGAGTTAAAGAATGAAATTATCTTTAATGATGGATCTATTCAGAACATCAATTTCAACAAATATTTGGATCAGGAAGATAAAAAATACAATTCAAAAGTTAAAAGAATTGAACACCTGATTAAAAAATACAAGAGTATTTGGGAGATATCACAAAGAGAACTAATTGATATGGCGGCAGATAGAGCACCATTCATTGACCAATCACAATCAATGAATATCTATATGTCAAATCCGACATTATCAAAGATTACCTCATCCCACTTCCACGCATGGGAAAAAGGATTGAAAACTCTTTGTTATTATGTTAGATCTAAAGCAATATCTACAGGAGCAAAACATTTGGCCCTTGATATTTCAAAATTAGAAAAACCAACAACAACCCCTGAAGCACCTAAAGTGGATGTTATACCACCAAAACCAAGTGATTCACAATTTGAATGTTTTGGTTGTTCGGCTTAAAAAAAATCCCTTAATTGGGATTTTTTTTGTTTTATAGATATTTGTTTAAAATAATTGGTGGGTATATTTATTATTAATGGCAAATGGATTAACATACGGTATTACTTTTCCTTTTAAAGATTCTTTTGATGGTAAATATTTAGATTTAACACAATCAAATGATGAAGAAATTAGATCAAATCTAATCCATCTATTATTAACAAGAAAAGGAACTAGATATTATTTACCCGATTTTGGAACAAGACTATATGAGTATATTTTTGAACCGATGGATGGACCAACATTTTCTGAAATTGAAGCTGAAATTAGAGATTCAGTTGAAGAATATATACCAGGAATTAAAATAACCAAAATAACAGTTAATGCCGCTTCAGATGGGGAAGAAAATAAAGGAACCTTTATTGAGGACGATCAAAGAGTTTTTACTGTTACAAACATAGGTCAATTAGAACATACTGCAAAAGTAAGAATTGATTATGTTGTTACTAATGAAGCATTTAACCCAAGTGATTTTGTTATAATTAATATATAATGATATGGCAGAAAAGAAAATTTCCTACACAACCCGTGATTTCCAATCTATTAGAACGGAATTAATTAATTTTACTAAAACTTATTATCCGGACTTAGTTCAAAACTTTAATGATGCTTCTGTGTTTTCAGTTTTATTAGACTTAAACGCGGCGGTAACTGATAACCTACAATTTAATATTGATAGAAGCATTCAAGAAACGGTTTTACAATTTGCTCAACAGTCATCATCCATCTATAATATAGCAAGAACTTATGGGTTAAAAATACCCGGTCAAAGACCTTCAGTTGCATTAGTTGATCTGTCAATAACAGTACCCGCTAATGGGGATAAAGAAGATTTAAGATATTGTGGTATATTAAGAAGAGGATCTCAGGTTAATGGTGCAGGACAAACATTTGAAACTGTTTACGATATTGATTTTGCGTCAGCGGTTAGTGCTGAAGGATTTCCTAATAGATTAAAAATACCGAATTTTGATTCAAACAATAAATTATTGAATTACACCATTGTTAAACGAGAAACAGTAGTTAACGGAACAACAAAAGTATTTAAAAAAGTAATAACTCCTAATGATGTTAAACCTTTTTATGAGTTATTTTTACCTGAAAAAAATGTATTGGGTATTACAAGTGTTTTATTAAAAGATGGTACACAATATACTAACATACCAACACCACAAGAATTTTTAGGTTTGGATAATAGATGGTATGAAGTCGATGCTTTGGCGGAAAATAGAGTGTTTGTTGAGGACCCTACAAAAGTATCGGACAACCCTGGTATTAAAGTTGGTAAATATATTACAACAAGTACTAAATTTATTACAGAATATACACCTGAAGGATTCTTAAAAATGACTTTTGGTGGTGGTAGTCAATCTGCCGATGAACAGTTAAGAGAATTTGCAAGAAATGGGTTTAAACTAGATCTTTACAAATATTCAAATAATTTTGCTTTAGGTAGTACACTTAAATCCAATTCAACATTGTTTATACAATATAGAGTTGGTGGAGGTACGGGAAGTAATCTTGGTGTAAATGTTATAACTCAAATTGGTACAGTTTCATTCTTTGTTAACGGTCCATCAGCATCTGTTAACACTTCTGTTACAAATTCTTTAAGATGTAATAACGTTACCGCGGCAATTGGAGGGGCTAATTTCCCTACTATGGAAGAAGTTAGAAATCTTGTTGGATTTAATTTCTCAGCTCAAAAACGAGCGGTAACAGTAAATGATTATGATTCATTAATAAGGACAATGCCATCTAAGTTTGGAGCACCTGCTAAAGTAGCGATTACTGAAGAGAATAACAAAATTAAGATCCAAATGTTGGCTTACGATGAAACAGGAAGTTTAACTGAAATCGTCTCTAACACTCTTAAAAATAATGTCGCCAATTACTTATCAAATTATCGAATGATAAATGATTATATATCAATTGAATCAGCTAATGTTATTGATTTAAGTACCAATATCGATGTTGTTTTAGATAATAGTCAAACACAAGGGGCGTTAATATCTAAAATTATCTCAATTACTACTGATTTCTTTAGTCCTGAAAAACGACAGATGGGAGAAAACGTTAATATTGCAGAATTAAGAAGATTGATCCAAAGTGAAAACGGAGTTATCTCAGTTGCGGGAATTCAAGTGTTTAATAAAGTTGGGGGTCAATATTCTTCATCCCAAACCTCTCAAAGATACTTGGATAGTGCAACAAAACAAATTGAATTAATTGATGAAACAATTTTTGCAGAACCAAATCAAACTTATCAGATAAGATACCCAAATAAAGACATAAATGTAAGGGTTAAAAATTTATCAACGGTTAGTTTCTCTTGATAATTTATTTTTAAGAAGAATCTTTTATTTTTAAAAATAGTATATAAACTATTTATGTTAAAAGATTCATATGTCAAATTCTTATAGAATTAGAACACAAACAGGGATTAATAAATCAATACAAGTTCTTATTGATCAAGAATTTGAATACATTGAAATATTATCTTTAAAATTATTACAAAGTCAAATTTACACAAGACAATGTTCTGACTACGGTGTGGTAGCAGGTAGAGTTAGTGTTAATAATGGATTTGGTATTCCAAATGCTAAAGTTTCAATATTCATTCCTTTATCTGATGAAGATGAATCTAACCCGATTATAAGTGAAATCTATCCTTATAAAACAAGTGAAAGTATTAATGAGGATGGATATCGATATAATTTATTACCTTATGTACCATCTTATCCGGGACATGCCGCTACGGGAACTTTTTTTGATAGAGATGACGTAATATATGACAACGCTTTAATCGAAGTTTACGATAAGTATTACAAATACACTACAGTAACAAATAATAGTGGCGATTACATGATCTTTGGTGTTCCTA